AATTTATCTTTAATGAGTAAAGTACTGGATTTACCAGTAAAAAGTTTATATGCTAAGCACATTAAACTAACAAAATCTGTATATGTTTCACATTTTTGAAACCATATAATAATTTGGATAAAATTCTCAATATGAGAAATTATCCATTGACCATCTGGTCCAAAATTCTCTAAACGATTTAAAATTTGAGAATTTTGCATAATAAAATTGATCATACGATCAAAATTAATTTCAGCATCAGATGATTGAATTTTTAAATTTTCTATTTTTAAATTTTTAATTTGTTTTGGTCTCTCAAGAAGTTGATTTTCAAGAAAAACATTATATGAATATAAATTTGTAGTGGTGTTGTAAGTTTCAATATTATCTTGAGATCCACCCTTAACTATGTATTGCACCATAGTTAACGATTGACCCATTTTAAGACCATATTCACTAAGGTGAATACGATTTCGTGATAAAGGTTTGGTACCTGAAAAGATACCATAACTTACATTGGGAACGGCAACACTAGCAGTATGTTTCATTGTCTGAAGATTTGATGAAAGAACTTTATCAAAATGAGCAAAAATCTCATCTGATGTTTGGACTTTCAAATCAACATAGATTGATGAGTTAATTAAAATTCTGACAAAGAAATCTTTTGGGAGTTCATAAACTCCTGAATATACAGCACAATTACGAGGTTGATCAATATGATCAGTAACATAAATTTTTGATGGATTAGATCCAAAGAGGGTTTTGAGTTTTGAGAGAATTTCAGTAAACATGGGTTAGCGTTGGGGCTATCAGTTATCATTTGATTTGTTCCTTATAGCCATAAGGAATAGGGTATTGGTTACAAACGTGCGGGCAACTAGCCAAGGCACAGAGAACGGAATGAACGGTTCAAAATTTGCACTGTTTATTAAGACGAATAGTGGGTAAAGCATATTTGTTCAAATTGGTGTAACCGAAAGTATTATCTTTCAGTTAGGGACCAGTCTACAATAAGACTTATAATGAAGAATATTTTATCTAAAAATTCGCGATCTTAATAAAACAGATACCTGTAATAACAAGC